CGCCACTATAGGAGTACAAACCAAGGAGCTATGAAGTCATGTCGAACCAAGAATCAGTAGTGGATGTTTGCAAGGGTATCATTGCCGAGTCTGAGCGTAAAGCTAAGCTCCTCAAAGCATACCAGGAAGAACAGTCTTACTGGCAATTTGAAGATCCTAACTCTGCACCCTTTAGTGGCACTGCATTGCTTCACGATCTCAAATGTCAGCTAGCTGCCTGTTATAAACAAGAGCGAGCTAATCTGAAACGTTTAGGCAAAGCCTTGACCCGAGCTCTCAAACATTATAATTCAAAGAACGTCACGACAACAGAGTTTCCTTGGTAAGTAAACCTAACCGGGACTGTTTCTAACCTAAGGTGGTGACTTGTCGTCACCCTGTTGGGTCACAATCTCTAAGGAGACCATGGACATGCCGGTCTATGACCAGCGCCTACAGGGAACAATTTGTCAACGTCTTCATGTGTTTGGAGTGCCTGCGTACACCCACAAGGCTTTTGCCGAGTTGGTGGATACGTGGGTTCATTGTTCAGGTAGAGAGTGGGCTGTTAAGCGCTTGAAATCGCTTAAAGTCGACCTCTATCGGGTTCGCTCCGGTTTACCGAGACTTGCGAAAGTCAAAGTAAATAGAGATGGTTCTCCTTATGGAGTGATCGGAACCCTGTTCAGGTATGCCATGAAGAGTGAACGGTCCTTTCAAGCCGTTGTACACACTCTAATGGTTTACTCCTTATTCAAGAACGACAAACTTAGTCGTTCTCAACAGGAGAAGTTTGTCAAGGCAGTTAATGCCAAGACATCCCAAATACCTGACACCTTCCGGGAGAGTTTTACAGCTTTCCTAGAAGACCTGTACAAAAAGAAGTTGGAAGTGGGGGATCCTACCTCCATAACCTTCTTCCGTGGTAGCGAGAGCAAGAAAGCTCCAATACCGGGACATAGAAGTATGCCCCAAAGTGGCGCTGGTTTAGCCAGCTTGTCCTACTTTGATCAAAGTGACGAGCAAGCTCGTTTACTTAGTCGGTTTGGTAGCATATACGGCAAAGTCTGTGAAGGAGTGCGATTATATCGCCATCCTCAACGGATAATGCAGGGGTACCCCTCTTCGGGGGTTTGGGGAGGTGAAGTACACTTCCTTCAAGAACCGGGTTTGAAACTGCGAGCAATCGCATCTCCTTACCTAGTCCACCAAGTGGCTTTAAAACCACTAGGTGATACCCTTTACTCTCACATGCGTACTCTCCCTTGGGATTGTACACATAACCAAGATAAACCTGTTAAAGCAATCCAATCTCACCTTTCCAACAAACGAATGATCCATTCTGTGGACCTTTCGAATGCGACTGATTATTTCCCATTGGAAATTCAGCTCATTGCTTTGCGAGCAATGATTGGAAATCATCCTTCCATCCGTCTCTTTCAAGAGATAAGTCGTGCTCAATGGAAATCAACCATAGGCACGATTCGATGGTCGCAAGGGCAACCCTTGGGTCTTTACCCAAGTTTTGCTAGCTTTGGCCTTACACATGGTCTCCTCCTGCTCTATCTGCTTGGAAACAGATATCAGGGTGAATTCTATGTAGTCGGCGATGACGTAGTTATCTTAGATACTTCTTTGTACCAAAAGTACATGGAAGCACTAGATTTCTTAGGGTGCCCGTATTCACCTGATAAATCTTTATCATCCCCAGAACTTTGTGAGTTCGCGGGAAAGGTAATCACAAGTTCGAAGGTTATACCTTCTTACAAGTGGAGGGAATTGTCAGATGACAATTTCCTCGATATTCTCAGGAATTACGGAAGAAGAGCTGAAAGTCTACTCACGCCTATCCAAAGGCAGATAGTTGACAAGGTTAAACACTGTGTTGAACCTTTCGGTCTGGGTTGGTCTTTCGAGGGATCTAATCTCGAGAAAATGACTCAACTGACGCGATCTATCTACAAGCAAGTGGATAGAGACCAACAGTCCCTAACCGGGCTACTGAAGATCGCTCAAAAGAACTGGTACTCTGTACCCCGTTCCCTGAGCCCTACCTTCTTGAACATGCTGAACCGGACTATTGATACGTCCTTCATTTCAGACACTGTTCAGAACTTCGACGAGAAGTTCGTAGCTGCACTCCAGCTCGTTTTCCCAAATGAATGGGTTAGCCAAATCGAAGATTCGCATCTTCGGGGCGGCTATAGTGGAGTACCCGCGGCCGTCAAAAAGTATTACGAGGATCAGGGTTTCCCTGCTTCCTCACTCTTTGATTTACCGCTGGAACAAGCTTCACCGTCTAGAGTTACTACCCTAGACAGGTACAGGAATCTCCTACACCTGAGGTGACAACAAC